GCTACTTGGTAATCTAAACCGCCATTTGGAACTGCCTGTCCATTAGACTGAGTGTTTACCCTTACATAAGCTTGATCAATAAACAATGGTTTTTGATAATAAGCAGTAATCAGTTGAGAAGCTATTGGAGTTGGATAAGTAATGTTTAAGCGATAAGTACCAATTTCATTAACTTGACCGCCAGCACCAGTAATAAACTCAACAATTTTAGTGCCAGCAATAATTCCTGTACCTTTTAAAGTTTGCCCTTGAGCTACTGCACCAGTTGTAAGACCAGTAACAGTTAAAATATTTCCTGTAATTGATCCTGTAAAAGAAGCTCCAATATAGTTTGCAGTAGATGGATTAGGGCCAATAGTGTATTGAACCTGACCACTAATCAATGGAAATATAATTTCTGTGGTATTAAATACCATCATATCTTCATTTGACCATTGATCAATCAAATCATTGAGCATATCAAAAGCATCTTGAGCTGAATCAGCCGTTGGAACCTCTCCAGCTTCCAATGCGCCAATGTCTTTTAATGCTCTGCTGATAATATCAATAGGTTTTGTCATATTTTTTCCTAGGCTTATTTAGATATTACAGATTACCCATTGATACCCAAGTACCAGGAGTTCCAGCTACAGTACACATCCATCCTTTAGGTTGTCCTACGGCAGCAGAACTATTCCAGCACAGTGAACCTTGTGGAAAAGTATATCCTGTCCATAAAGAACCGCTACCACCAGGAACAACGCTGTCATAAACAGATCCATAGCTTACATCATGAGTAACTGGATTAATTCCATTTCCTAAGTAGGTAAACAATTTTTTTGAAGCAAAAGAACTTGAAGTATTAAAGTCTTTTTGAGCTTCAATTCCCATTGTTTCATAAGAAATTTGACCTGGAGAACCACCAATATTATTTGTTCTATACCAAACTTGCTGATTTCCTTGGTTTGAATATGCTGTGACGTTATAAAGATATGGGCCAGTAATGAATGCATTAACAACAAATTTATTGTTTATATTTAATAAAATTCCAGCAGTTCCTGCTAATCTTAAAAAAGTACCGCCATCAATATTTACAGAATAAGTATTATTATTTATCAATACAAAGTTTGACCAAGAAGTTTCTGATGTTCTGCAATTTCTTATGAACAATCCTTTTTGATCAATACAATTTTGGAATATATGAGTTGGATTATCTTCAAAATAAACACCATAAAGATTGACGTTTTCTATTCCGTTGGTTGTTCCAGAATCGCTACCAATATAAAGACCATAACGAACATTGCTAGCAATTTCACCACCAAAATAGTTAAAATTTTCTAAATAATCAATTAACCAAATACCAATACCGCAATGCACAAAATGACAAGAATGAAAATCAAAAGCATTGCTAGCATATGGAAGTTTAATGCCTGTTTGTCCTGCCCAATCAGTTCCCCATGCGCTGCAATTTATAAAACATTGATCAAAACAACTTGAACCAAAAGACCAATGAGTTGTTGCTCCACCATTAGTAGATACGTTTGTCCAATTACAAAAATGGGTATTATCTGCAATTTTTATAATATTTGTAAAACATCCATTAGTAGAAGTATTTAAGTACAAATTTGAAATATTGCGGATATTGGTAGATTGAATATCTAGCGCATTTCCAGTTGTATTTGTTCCAGTAAAGTTTAATTCTGATGGCCCTCTAAAACCACCTTCTCCACGCAATTCAGAAACTGTTGAAGGAACAATTAAAGTTGTTGCAGTTGGAGCTGATCCGCCAGCAATTTTATAAACACCATAAGGGAAAAGAATAACTCCAGCTCCGCTATTTAATGCAGCCTGGATAGCAACTGTATCATCATTTGTGCCATCACCTTTTGCTCCAAAATCTTTAACGCTTACTAATTCTGTTAATTTGTCATGAACAGTTTTTCCAACTGCTCCTGCATAAACAGAAACACTATTTGCTTGTTTAAACCCAATTAAAGCATCACCTTTAGAAATATCTGTTGTATTTGCTAAATCTGCATAAATGCTTGAAAAATCGTTAATTCCTTGAATATTGTCCCAAGAACCAATCAATACATTATTGGCATCTTTTAAAATAAATTTATAAGATCCACCTTGAGTTGTCCAAATTTCATCAGGAATTCTGCCTGTTGCATCTAATTGAATCGGATTGGAATTTTGAACTGATCCTGAATTAGAGTTATAAGTTGCTGCTGGTGTGGATGTTCCAGCTAAATAAGTATATAAAAGACCGCCTGATAAAGGAACTCCAGTATTGGAAAAAAATTGCCATCCTGCACCAGCAAAATAAGATAAAGATACTGACATTTATAACTCCTAATTATTTGGTGTAAATACTTGTGGCATCCAAGGCGCAATAACAGTAGATTGTTTATTCAATTCATTTAACTGTTCTTCTAACCTAGATTTTATAAGGTTTACTCCGTCTTTCATAGTTTCTTGTTCAATCCAAGAAGCTACCATTTCTTCTGTTACTTGATCAAAAGGAACTTTAACTTCTGTGCCGTTAAACCACCAATTACCTTCAGTTTCTACAATCTGATCTTTATAAGAAAGTTCTACTTTATATTTGGCATGAGTAATCAAATCACCATTAGCACTAATATCAAGTATTTTCCAAGTAAATTTCATATTTTTACCAAGGCAAAGGATTGGTTACAATTTGTGGTTTTGCTAAATTTGCAAGATATTCATCTAATTCTTGTTGAACATTGTCAACTCCAGCAGTACCTAATGCATCTTTTACCCATCCCAAAACTTGATTAGAAGTTAAATCTGCATAAGGAGTAAATGATGTTTTATCAGATGATAAAGAAATTGGCTGAGTACCCATTATTCTTGCGTAATAAATGCCATCAGTTGCTTCTACTGTATATCCAACAGTAAAAACAACATTTTGTTCGCCATTAATTTCTGGATAGCATTGCATTGAGCTAACTGTCCAAGTATAAGTATTTGCCACATTAACCTCCTAAATTTGTTGTTGTAATGCTATAAGTACCAGTATTGTTGTTATTTGCAATAGCAAGAACCAAATTTGAACCACTTGTTGAATAACTTCTTGTAGATGGACTTCCGTAACTTGCAGAACCTAAAACGCTTGTTGTTCCTGAAGAATTCCATACAACAACGTCTTGAAAGTTATTAAAAGCAATACCACCACTAACAATACTTACTCCACCACCAAGACTTGCAGATACTGTTCCTGAGCTTCCACTCGCAATACTTCCAACAGCAGATCCAGTAAAAGATGATCCTGAAGTGCCTGTATAGCCAATTCTTCCGCCATTGACTTGCATTGCATAACCAGTAGCTACAGTTGCTTGTGTAGTTGCATTTCCAGCAATAGCTAAACCTGATCCATAAATTCTTGCTAAGACATTGCTTGAACTATCAGTAATTTTAAAATAAGAACCATTAGTTGCATTTACGCCAGCAGTAGCATTAATTAAAATTAAAGAACTAGAAAAGTCATTAATTGAATTAGTTACTACAAGGCCATTTCCTGTAGGATCAGTATTTCTTATGATGGTAACAGGATTTGTGCTACTGCCACCACCAGTTGCTGTTAATGTAGTTCCATCAAAAGTTAAGGCAGAAGATTGTCCTATTGCACTTGTACTTGAAGTGTAAAGAACACGATTTGCAGTAAATGAGCTTAATCCTGTTCCACCATTTGTTGTTGGTAAAGTTCCGCTTACATGAGTTGTAAGGCCAATCTTTCCATAAGAAGGCGCAACTCCAACACCGCCTGAAATCAACGCATTTCCAGTAGCTACATCAGCCAATTTCGCCAAAGTAATAGTGGTATCAGCATAAATCAGATCACCAACTGCAAAAGAAGTTAAGCCTGTACCGCCAGCAGTTGCTGGTCTTATTTTCCAACCAATAACCTGAACGGCATTGGAAGAATCTTTATAGAAAAGTTTACCATCAGCAATATTGATCGCTAATTCAGATCCAGTAGCGTTATTTAATAAATTTCCAGCCGTAGGCGCATTAGTAGCCGTAGAGCTTGAATATATTAGTAAGGGGGTAAATCCTGTTTGCGCCATCTAGAAAGCTCCTCCACCCATACCGCCAGTAGAAGTCAGAACTCCTGTCGATGGGTTAAATTGAAGTTTAGTGGAAGAAGTTTTAACAGGCAAATTTCCTGTAGAACTACTTACGATTGTTGGATAAAAAGTTGCTGCTGTAGAAGTGTCATCAGTAATAGCTACGTTATTGGCATTTGTGGCAGTTGTAGCCGTTGTTGCACTTGCAGCAGAACCACTAATATTGACCGCCAAAGAAGTAATGGATCCACTTGCAGCGTTCAAAACTACAGCAGTAGTACCAATGTATAGCGTTGAATTGCCTAAAACTCCACTAGGAATAGTACCTGATAGCTGTCCTGCTGGCAAAGAAGTTAAGTTTGCGCCTGATCCGCTAAATCCTGTGGCTGTAAGAAGGCCAGTAGAAGGATTGAACTGGTATTTAGTAGAGCTTGTATATTCTGTTGTAAGGTTTCCAGTTGTTTGATTAGCGAACAAAGGATAACGAGTAGCATTTGTAGTGGTGTCATCGGTAACAGTCGCATAGGAAGTTGGAGTAGTCCAAGTTGGAGCCCCTGCGCCTTGAGAAGTTAAAACTTGCCCTGTTGTACCTATTGCGCTAAAAGCATAAGCAGTACCAGAACCATATGCAATACCGCCAGCCGTAGGAGTTGCTGTAGAGTTTGTACCGCCTGAAGCAATCGCTAAAGCTGTTCCCAAAGAGAAAATGCCAGCAGAGCTAATTGTTGCTGCATCTGTAGCACCACCATTTACAACAAAATGAATAGCATTTGCAGTTGTTGTGCCAATCGCTAAATCTGCTGTTGTAGCCGTTAAATAGACGTTATTAGCTTGATTAAATGCGCCTGTGCCAGTAAAGGCATTGCCGTTCATACCAAAATCACCATAATAGGTGCTATCGGTAGAGTTGTAATTATTAACAATATAGTCTGTAGAAGCCGTTGTGCTTGTATTGTTTGTATTGCTAATAATTACTTGATTAAACGATGTAGCAGAGCTTTGTGCTGTAATTAAGGCATTAGCTGGCGTATATGACAAAGTGCCAATAGTCAGACTTGTTGCAGTTGCTGTATTTAATCTTGATACGTTTGCAGTCAGAATGTCAAAAGTACCATCACCAGCAGTTGTTCCACCGATTGCAACACCATTTAAAGTGCCACCAGTAATCGCTACAGAACTAGCATTTTGAGTTGACATAGTACCCAAACCACTAATTGCTGTATTTGGGATAGTGGTTGATGCTGTCATAGCACCAGTACCATTTCCGTAAACATAGCCTGTCAAAGTAGATGCACCAGTACCACCTGAAGCTACAGCTAAAGGACTAGAAAGACCTGAAATAGTACCGCCAGTAATTGCTACTGCATTGGCATTTTGCGTTGACATTGTGCCAAGGCCAGTAATATCTGAACTTGGAATAGAAGCAATTGTGCTAAATGCCGTTGTGCCACTAGCCTTTAAATAACCAGCAGTAAATGTAGCTGCGCCTGTACCGCCATAAGCAACGCCAATAGTATTTGCGTTCCAGGTTCCAACAGTTAATGTACCTACGCCAGTAATTCCAGTATAAGAACCGCTAATTAAACTAGATCCTATTGTTCCGCTAATAATTTGACTAGCAGCAATCGCAATATCTTGTGCAGATGCAGAAGTAATTTGACCTTGAGCATTGATGGCTAAAGTTATTGTTTTGCTTGCAGTCCCATAAGTTGCAGCAGTAACGCCAGTATTGGTAATGCTAAAAGTATTAGAAGCAAGGGTTAACCCTGTTCCAGCATAATAAGTAAAAACTCCTGAAAACTGAACAAAAGTAATTGAAGTAACTCCAATAGTTCCTGTAT